ATGCAGGTCTATGCAGATAATGCGGCCACCACGCGGATGAGCGACAAGGCCGTGGCGGCTATGACGCCCTATTTCCAGCAGTTTTACGGAAATCCCTCCAGCCTGCACACCGTGGGCCAGCAGGCCGCCGAGGCGCTGGCGGACGCACGGCGGCGGGTGGCCGCCTGTCTCGGGTGCAGCTTTAAGGAGATCACATTTACCTCCGGCGGCAGCGAGGCGGACAACCAGGCCATCATCTCCGCCGCCCGCATCGGGGCGCGGAAGGGCAAGAAGCACATTATTTCCACCGCGTTTGAGCACCACGCGGTGCTGCACACACTGAAGAAGCTGGAAAAAGAGGGCTTTGAGGTGACGCTGCTGGACGTGGGTCCCACAGGCACCATCACCCCCCAGCAGGTGGCGGCGGCCATCCGGGAGGACACTTGTCTGGTGACCATCATGTACGCCAACAACGAGATCGGCTCTATCCTGCCCATCCCGGAGATCGGCAAGGTGTGCCACGAGAAGGGCGTGCTGTTCCACACCGACGCGGTGCAGGCGGCGGGCCACCTGCACATCAACGTGAAGGAGCAGAGCATCGACATGCTGTCCCTGTCCGGCCACAAGTTCCACGGCCCCAAGGGCGTGGGCGTGCTGTATGCCCGGCAGGGCATCCCCCTGACCAATATCATCGAGGGCGGCGCGCAGGAACGCGGCAAGCGGGCCGGCACGGAGAACATCCCCGGCATCATGGGTCTGGCGGCGGCGCTGGAGGAGTCCTGCGGGCACATCGATGAGGACACCGCCCGGCTGACAAAGCTGCGGGACAAGCTGATCGCGGGACTGAGTAAGATCCCCCACAGCGCGCTGAACGGCGACCCGGTGCACCGGCTGCCCACCAACGTGAACTTCTGCTTCGAGGGCATCGAGGGCGAGAGCCTTCTGCTGCTGCTGGATCAGGCGGGCATCTGCGCCAGCTCGGGCAGCGCCTGCACCAGCGGGTCCCTGGACCCCAGCCATGTGCTGCTGGCCATCGGCCGTCCCCACGAGGTGGCCCACGGCTCCCTGCGGCTGAGCCTGTGCCACGACACCACGGAGGCGCAGGTGGACTATATTCTGGAGAAGGTACCCGGCATCGTGGCGTATCTGCGGGATATGTCCCCCATGTGGAAGGATTTGGAGTCCGGCAAGCGGACATTCATTCTGTAATGTAAAGGAGCGTTGAATATGGCTTTGTATACCGATACCGTGATGGACCACTTCCTGCACCCCCGGAACGTGGGCGAGATCGCCGACGCCGACGGCGTGGGCGAGGTGGGCAACGCCAAGTGCGGCGACATCATGAAGATGTACCTGAAGATCAAGGACGGCAAGATCGAGGACGTGAAGTTTGAGACGTTCGGCTGCGGCAGCGCCATCGCCTCCAGCTCCATGGCCACCGAGATGATCAAGGGCAAGCGCATCGAGGACGCGCTGGCCCTGACCAACAAGGAGGTCGTGGACGCGCTGGGCGGTCTGCCTGCCCACAAGCTGCACTGCTCCGTGCTGGCGGAGGAAGCCGTGAAGTCCGCGGTAAAGGACTACTACGACAGGAACGGCATCGCCTACGACAAGAGTAAGTTCCCCGCCTGCGAGGACTGCGAGAGCTGCCGCATGGTGTGAAAGACGGAAAAGAACCGCCCGAGGGCGGTTCTTTTTTTGTTCAAAACACGCCGTAGCCCTGCCCCTGGGTGATGATGTAGGACCAAAGGACCGGGCCGACGGCGCCGGTGGGACTGTACCCCAGGCGGCTTTGCAGGGTGCGGACCGCGGCGGCGGTGGCCGCGCCGAAGATGCCGTCCGCGGTCACGGAGGGCAGGGCGCTGTCCCGCTGCGCCAGCCGGTTCAGCTGGGTCTGAAGCAGCGTCACCTCCGCGCCAGTGTCGCCTTCCACCAGAAAATGGCCGGGGTATATCTGCCGGGCGAAGGTCTGGTAGTTGGCGGGCAGCTGGTAGAGCGTCTGCTCATAGACGTTCTGGATGGCGTTCCATGTGTTCCGCCCCACCACGCCGTCCACGGTGAGGCCATAGGTGCTCTGGAAGGCCAGCACCGCGTCCCGCAGTTCCTCGTCGAACACGTCAGTGATGCGGATGGGCGGCAGCTCCGGCAGGAAGAAGCCCAGAAACGCCAGATAGAACCGGATAGTCTGGACGCCGATGCCGGTGTCGCCCAGGCGGAGGACCTTGGGGAACTGCCGCTGAGCCTCAGAGATGGTCAGGCCCTCGCTGGTGACCTCGGAGAGGCTCTTGACGCCGTTGTAGATGGACTTGATGCGATACCATGTGCCCTTGCCCACGATGCCGTCCTGGGTCAAATTGAAAATGCGCTGGAAGGCGCGGACGGCGGCGGCGGTATCCGCGCCGAAGACGCCGTTGGTCTCGGCGATAGCGGGGATGGCGGGATAGTTCTTGCGGATGCGGTTCAGCTCCCGCTGGATGGTGCGGATGTCCTCGCCCACGCTGCCCACGGTCAGCGGCCGTCCGGGATAGGAGGGCGTGCTGTCCCCCACCGGGGCGTTGTACACCAGGTCGATGTCCTGCCCGTAGTAGTATTGCAGTATCTCATAGGGTGTTTTCCCCTGCTGCGCCAGCTCCTGGCTGCCCCACTGAGACAGCCCCCGGCACTGGGTTCGCACGCCATCGCAGAACTGGGCGTACAGCGGCTCCACGTTGCCCCGGCGGACGATGTAGTTGTTGAAAATGTCGTCCACGATGGCGTTGATGTTCTCGAACGTCTCCTTATCCGGGGAGAATGCCTGATCGTACTGGGTGTTGTTGGTGATGTCGAAGTCATAGCCCCGGCTGCGGTAGAACTCCGTATAGACCCGGTTCAGCGCCACAGAGATCTGCGCCAGCACATTGGCGCGGATGGCGCTCTCGTTCCACGTGGGGTATATCTCGCTGGCGGCCACGCCCTTGATGTAGCGGGGAAAGGTGACGGTGACGTTCTCCGCCGGGGCGTCCGGCGCGCCCAGATGGACGGTGATGTACTCCGGAATAACGGGATAGGGCACGGCTCAGCCCTCCTCTCGCTGCGGCGGCAGCGTCACCGCCAGCACGGACTCGATGCGGGGAAACACCAGCACCTGCTGGTGCTCCGGACAGTGGTAGTCCGGGTGGCTCACCGCCACGGTGTAGGCGGTGCCGCTGATGCCCGCCGTGTCCGACGACAGTCCCAGCGACGCGGGCAGCGCCGGCAGCAGTATCCTGTCGGCAATGCCGGAGCTGTCGGTCACGCCGGAGTAGAACGTCTCACGCACCGCGCCGAAGTCGCGGTATACCTCCACCGCTGCGCCGGGGATGGGGAATATGCCCTGGGCGGCGGATACCTGCACCCGCAGGCTGCCCTGCTCCGGGTGGGCATTACGGAACCAGGTGATGGGTTCGATCTGTGCCATGGTCGTTCCTCCCTTTTGCTTTTGGGAGAGTATATGCATCAGCAGAAAAGAAATATCCCCCGGCGGCAGCCGGGGGATATTTGTTGTTTCAGAAGGCCCAGTTGCCATGGCGGAACACGGGGACCACATCGCCGTTTTCGCAGACGGCGTCGATGTCCATATCCTCGGAGCCGATCATAAAGTCCTCGTGGATCATGGAGTCATTGACGCCCAGGGCGCGGCACTCGGCCAAGGTCTTGTGCTCAAAGTCGTTAATGGTGTCGGCAAAGCCCATGCCCAGGGCCAGATGGCAGGCGGCGTTTTCGTCGAACAGCGTGTTGTAGAACAGCAGTCCGGACTGGCGGATGGGGCTGTCGTAGGGCACCAGGGCGCACTCGCCCAGATAGGCGCTGCCCTCGTCCATAGTGATAAGCTTGGTCAGCAGGTCGTTGTTCTGCTCGGCGTGCCACTCCACAGCCTTGCCCGCGTGGAAGCGGATCCAGAACTTGTCGATGAGCTGCCCCTGATAGCTCAGTGGCTTGGTGGCGTAGACGATACCCTCGGCCTCGCCCCGCTTGGGGGAGATGAAGCACTCCTCGGAGGGGATATTGGGGTTGAAGACAATGCCCTGCAGGCTGCGCTCGCTGCCGCCGCAGAAATGGGCCTCGGGGATCATACCCACGGTGAAGTCGGTGCCGGTGGCGCTCCTGTAGCGCAGCTGGCGGATGTGCAGGCTGTTCAGGTAGTCGCGGCGGTCGTGGATGTCCTTGTTGTGGGCCGCCCAGTTGGCCTGGGGATCGCCCTCCAGCGCGCGGGAGGTAGAGAGGATGGCCTCCCACAGCTTCTCCACCGCCTGAGACTTACGCAGACCGGGAAACAGCTTTTTTGCCCAGGCCTCACCGGGCACGGCGGCAATACACCACTGGTACTTGTTCTCGATCTGGTCGCGGTAGGGCTTGATGACGGGGAACTTGGCCTGCTGGCTCTTGGCCAGCTTCTCCTGGTCGATGCCCTTCAGGCCGTCCGGGTCCTCGGAGAGCAGATAGATGCGGCAGGGAATGGTGTCCACATAGTGCTGCCAGCGGGCCAGCTCGTAGTCCTCCACTCTGGAAAGAGTGGTCAGGCTGCGGTGACGGACGTGGAGCTTCTGCAGAGGCTGGTAGTTCCAGTCCACCACGACCTTTTTGGCCTTACACTTATAGCACTCGTCCACCAGCATGGCCACAAACTCCGGCTGGTCCAGGTCGGCGGCGATGAACACCTCCTGCCCCTTCTGGATGTTGACGCCGGTGCGGGCGATGAGACGGGCGTAGGAACGGAGAACAGACTTTTTCATAGGGAATGCCTCCTTATCGGCAAAATTTCTGTTATGGGTATTGTACCACCGCGGGTGGGATTTGAAAAGCGGCAGGGCGGGACGTTCAAAAATTATTTTCATTTCTTTAATGCTCCTCTAATAAACCGGACGTAAGATAAGGCTATCCTAAGGAAGCACACAACACATCAATACAAGGCCATCTACATATACAATACAGTTTCAGGAGGTAAAGAATATGAAACGTTTTCACATCATCAAAAAGGCTTCCCCCGTCAACTACGCGCTGGAGAGCAGCCGCACCCTGGACAACGGCGTGGTGCTGAAGCTGATCCACTGCGGCGAGACGCTGACCGTGTCCGCCAGCTATGAAAAGCATCTGGAGAGCTTCGCCGACCTGCGCTCCGTGGAGGAGGCGGCGTATATTGAGGATTATCTGACCCGGAAGTACAGCGGTGTGGACGCCGCCGACCTGCCCATGCTGACGGCGTAAGGGTTGTCAGGGCAGCGGTTTTCTGGTATACTGGGCGTGAGCGAGAGGTCCCGCCCGCCAATGGGCGGGCGGGACATTTTTTCTGCTGCCGGACGGCAGTTTGTGGAGGAGGGCACGGCGTATGCGTATTCTTATCGCGGAGGACCAGCCGGAGCTGCGGCGGATGCTGGTGAAGAACCTGACGGCGGCGGGCTACACCGTGGACGGCGTACCGGACGGCGCGGAGGCGCTGGCGTATCTGGACGCGACCGCCTATGACGCGGCGGTGCTGGACATCATGATGCCGAAAGTGGACGGGCTGACGGTGCTGCGGACGCTGCGTGCCCGGGGCAGCGCCCTGCCGGTGCTGCTGCTGACAGCCCGGGACGCCGTAGCCGACCGGGTAGACGGACTGGACGCGGGCGCAGACGACTACCTTATCAAGCCCTTTGCCATGGACGAGCTGCTGGCGCGGCTGCGGGTACTGACCCGGAAAAAAGGCAGCGGCAGCACCAACGTCTACACTCTGGCCGATCTGACGGTGGATACCGCCGCCCGGACAGCGAAGCGAGGCGGCCGGACGCTGGAACTGTCCGCCAGGGAATATGCGCTGCTGGAATACCTTATCCGCAGCAAGGGCGTGGTGTTGTCCCGGCAGCAAATCGAGGACAACCTGTGGAGCCTGGACTACGCCGGAGGCACCAATGTGGTGGACGTATACATCAGCTATCTGCGGAAGAAGCTGGAGCTGCCCGGGGAGCGCAAGCTGCTGCACACGGTGCGGGGCATGGGCTGGGTGCTGAAGGAGGACGCATGAGGAACATATCCATCAAATGGCGGATGACCCTGTGGTTCTCCCTGCTGATGATCGCCATCACGGCGCTGATGCTGGTGTTCGTGATGCTGATGAACCGCAACACCGTAACGCGGCCGCCGGAGGCGGAGCTGCTGTACATGGTGGGCCGGAACGCCGACGATGTGGAATTCGACCACGGAGACTGGGATTTCAGCGACGTGGAGCAGTATGCCCACGGGGTGTACACGGAGATCTTCGACGAGGACGGACAGCGGCTGTTCGGCACGGCGCCGGCGGAGGTATCGGACGGCGCGCCGAAGGAGAAAAACGCGCTGCACACCGTCGTCGGCAGCAGCGGCGGGACGTATCTGGTGTACGACTGCTGGCTGGAGATCGGCGGCAGCGGCCTGTGGGTACGGGGCACCATCGACAGCGCGGCACGGGGCAGCGTGATGGAGGTCATCGTGCCACTGGCGTGGTCGGTGCTGCCGGCGCTGGTGGTGCTGAGCGTGGGCGGCGGCTGGCTCATCTCCAGCAGCTCCTTCAAGCCTATGGAGAAGGTCATCGCGGCGGCGGAGAGCATCTCCGGCGGCGAGGACCTGTCGCGGCGCATCGGCCTGCCGCGGGGCAGAAGTGAGATCAACCGGCTGGCGGGGACCTTTGACGATATGTTTGACCGGCTGGAACGCTCCTTTAAGGCGGAGACGCAGTTTACCTCGGACGCCAGCCACGAGCTGCGGACGCCGGTGACGGTGATCCTGGCAGAATGTGAGACGCTGGAGCGTACAGCGGAGACCACAGAGGACTACGTCGAGGGCATGACGGTCATTCATCGGCAGGCGGAGCAAATGTCCCGGCTCATCGGGCAGCTGCTGCATATCACGCGGCTGGAACAGGGCACCCAGAAGACCTGCATGGAGCGCGGCGACCTGACAGCGCTGGCAGAGGCGGTATGTGAGCAGCAGAAAATGATCGCGCCGGAGGGCGTGGTCCTGACCTTTGACGGGCCAGAGAGCGTGGAGGCGCAGATGGACGTGATACTGATGACCCGGCTGCTGAACAATCTCATTTCCAACGCCTTCCGGTACGGCAGCGACGGCGGACACGTCCGTGTAACCGTCCGCCGGACGGGCAGCTGCGCCGTGCTGTCCGTCAGCGACGATGGCGCGGGCATCCCGCCGGACCAGCAGGAGAAGATATGGCAGCGCTTCTATCAGGTGGACGCGGCCCGCAGCGGCGGCGAGGGCACCGGGCTGGGGCTGTACATGGTACGCCAGATCGCACGGCTCCACGGCGGTACGGCGGAGGTGGAGAGCGTGCCCGGGCAGGGCAGCACATTCACCGTGCGGATCCCGGCGGAATGACATACATTTTCCCCGCCTGCGGGCGGGGAAAATTTTTTCATATCCCCTATTGACTCTGCCATGGTGGGAGGGTATAGGATAGGTACGAGCTGTGGGGAGACAGGATATTTGAGAAATGCGGGATAGGGCGGGATGAGAGGGGAGACGACGGGAAAACCCTTGAAATACGCGGGAAACGGCGACTTTCGGCGCGGGACGGAGGCGCGAATTATCAACAATCTTGAGATGAGGATGCGTCGGCGGCGGTCGGCGCTTTTTTCACGCCCACGAGGCCGCACAACGGCGGCGGCGCGGCGAGGCGCACACATACGCAGAATACGAAAAAGCCCCGGAAACGCCCGTATAACGGCATTTCCGAGGCTTTTAGATGGTATGAGCCGCTCGGCCCCGTCCCGGAAGTCACAGCAGCAGACCAAGAGGACGAGAGCTTCGCGGCTCATGCTGCTATTGTAGCAGATGCGGCGGCGGATTGCAAGAGGGGCAAGCGTGCTAACGGAGCGTTAGAGCGTGCGAGTTTTGGGGAAAACGGGGCTTTTCGGCGCGGATCGGCGGGGATTAGGGCGTGCGCTGGCCGTGCGAGGCGTGCGCGGCGGGGCGGCGAACCGGGCCAAAACAGGCGGCGAGCAATGTGACATTTTTTCAAATCGGCGTCACCTATGTCACATTGCCTATTTTCAAGGGTTTTCGGGCGTTTTCGGGCGGCTGGCACTCAAAAAGCAAAGTGACAGAAAACAGATTTACAACTAAATCAAAACAGCGCAAAAAATCAAGCGGTTCCACCTTGGGCTTCAGCGTCCTCGGCGGGGCCGCTTTTTGTTGCGGAGCTGCCGTTGTGATACGTCCAGTAAATAGATTCTTTTTTCCGTTCGACGTGCTTTCGATATTTGAGATGAACGAGGTCAAAAATGTCCTCCTGTTGCTCCTCTGGCAAGAGGCGATACATGGCAACCAGATCGGCCTCCTCGTCCTCCAACGGCGAACCGTCGCAGGTCAGACCTTGTTCTTGCTTGAGGTGCTCGAAAGCCGCATTGCGGTCATTCTCTTGTGCAGTCTCCGAACAGCTACGCCCGAAGACGAGATAGTCCAGGGAGATTTGTAGATATTCGGAGACAAGGACGAGCTTGTCGAGGCGGGGGCTCTGTTCACCCCACCGCTTTATAGTACCATTTCCGAGACCGCACTCACGCTCGACGCGCTTGAAATTGCTGCCCTTTTCCTTTATGGCCTGTTCAATTCTATCAACTAATTCGGACATAAAATGCCTCCCGTCAAAAAGTAGATTTTTAGAGACTTTCCGCTTGACAAGTAGCCGAACGGAGACTATAATAGGGGCGTAATCTGATTTAAGTATAAAGCAAAATAAATCATAGCACACCCCGACCGAAAAGGAAATAGCAAATCGGCGAACGGTAGAGTAAAAGCGAGCGGCGGAGGCGTTTTTCAGAAGGAGAACGACAACATGAAGAACGACATCGCAAACATCCTGTTCAAGTACACCACTGGCGAGGCCACACTGGAAGAGACGAACGACGCCTTGAAGGAGGCGGAGGCGGGCTTCAACTTGGAACCGGGCCGCAACGAGATCACCCCCGACGAGATGGCCCTCACCACTGTCGGAGATACCCCGGAGGAGGCCAACGGCTTCGGCCTGTTGGACACCGGCACCGGCAGCATGGAGAAAGTCCACGTCACCAACGGCAAGCTGGACGAGGCGATCAATCAGGTCAACCATGACGGCACGACCAATATGCTGGCCTTCGTCATCATCGGCCCCAATCGTTACGAGGTCAAGGGCGACACCCTGACGGACTGCTAAAGCCCACCAACACCTAAGCGACTCTTAGATTTAATTCCGCCGACCGCCGTTCGCTTTTGCTCTACCACAAACGCCGAGAAAAGGAAAGGAGGCAGATCATGAGACGCGGCAAGAAGCCCACCCGCAAGCAGAAGATCCGGCTCGGGCAAGCGGGCCTCGCCCCGGAGAACTGGCTGGTCGTGAAGCAGAAAGCAAACGGCGAGCTAATCATTCTGAACAAGTACCACGACACGATCCGCGTCATCCCGCCACTGGCCGGATGAGCTTTGCAGAAAGGAGCAGCAGCATGAAGGAGCAACCGCACATCTGCCCACTGTGTGGGCGAGCATACGACGAGCCGCCCGCGCTGTCGCGAGTGGACAACCAGACAGACATCTGCCCGAGGTGCGGCATGATGGAGGCACTGGCGGCCATGCCGAGGCGGGAAACGCCACAGGAGCGGGCGCGGCGGGCCGTGTACGCCACGGGCAACCGCTGGGCGATTGAGAACTTTGAAGCGACCCACCACTAAGCCGAAACGCCCGGAAGGGCGTCACCGGGAACTGCCCCACCCGGTCTGAAGATGGCAGGGCAGAAAGGAATGACGGCAGCATGAGAAAGATCAAGAAGATCAACGGCTTCCTCGTGGTCAAGTTCAACGACCGCGAGAAGCGCGAGTACGAGGGCACGGCCCTCGGAGAGTACGGCGTGATCGACGCGGAGGTCTACACGGGCAATCTGGACATCGACCGGGGCGCGATGGAGTACGACGACGCGGACACGCTGGAGGTGGCCGTGGAGCTGGCACGGGGGCTGGAGTCCGAGGAGGACATCACAGACGAGCCGCCCACCTACACCGTCGCCGTGGAAACGAATGAGAGCTATACCGAGGAGGCGGTGGAGCCCGCCGCCCTGATCGAGGGCTGGACGCGCCGCCTTGCCACGCAGGTCAAGAGCAAGCACTACCCCGACACCGACCCGCGCACCGCCGCGCACGAGCTTTACGGCTTCAAGATGGCGCTGCATCAGATCGGCTTTCTGCCGGAGAGCGAGGTCATCACCGACCCGGACACCTTCGGCGCGGGACGGCTGGACGGCCCCATGCCGCGCAACCCCGAAGAGCTGCTGGCGTTCGTGTGCGACGAACGGTGCAAGAACCGGGCCGGACACACGCAGGAGGAGCTGGACGCCATTTGCGCGAAGTGCCCGCTGGGACAGCTCTACGAGGACGCGGAGGCACAAGACCTGCGCATCCGGGAGCGGAGCGAGCGAGCGCTGCGGGAGCACATCGAGGGCGTGAGGCACGCTGAGGACACCGTGACCGCCCTGCTTGGCGGGCATGAGGCGCTGGCCTACCTTGCGGCGCTGCGGGACGGACAGATCCTGCAGGAGAACGAGTGCGAGCACTATGCGGCGCAGATCGCCGAGGCGGGCGCAGCGTGGGAGACGGTGCTGGAGGGCGTGAGCTTTGAAGACCTCTCCCGGCTGCGGCTCCTGCTGCGGGAGGTGGACGAATACACCAAGGACGGCGGCGAGCTGTTCAACGGCTTCCAGCACGAGACAGAGCGCATCCCGGCGCATCGACTGGAGGAGCTCCACCAGCTCGGGACGGCGCTTCTCGGCGAGTGCCCGGAGAACGACTGCACGATCTACCGCAACGTGTTCCGCATGGCGGTCGACGTCGACGGGCAGATGGGCAAGCTGACGGGCCACGCGAGGGAGACAATGCAGCGGGAGTATGATCGGCTGCTCCGGGAGCTGAACCACCTCTACACCATGAACCACGCGGTGAAGAAATACCGGGAGGCGCAGCATGACAGGACTTGAACTACTCAAGGCCCCGGAGGCCACGGCGGGTGAGATCGCGGATATCATCTCCGCGCCCTGCCCGCCAACTATCCCCGCCCACTGCGACGGCGTGAGCTGCTGCGCGTGCTGGCTGGCATGGCTGACAGGCGAGCCTCTCAAAGGGAAAGAGCCGCCCGACAAGCGGACGGCTCCGGGTGATGCTCCCGCCTACTACCATCCTCCAGTGAAAGCAATCCGAGAGGCGGCGGAGAGGATCAGGGAGGGGCGCATGGAGTACGCAGCAGAAGCGCTCACTCGCCCCTCCGATCCAGAAGAGCCTCGACAGCCTTGAAGGCGTAGGCCCTTGCGACTACTGACGCCGCATAATAAGTTTCCCGGCAGACGGCAACAATCGCCGCCTTCTGGGCCTCGGTGAACCCAGCGTCAACGTGCTCGCCAGAGTCGAGAATGGCAGAGCGAAGACGCTCGCCGAGAATAGACCAGTCAACGTCGCGGCTCTTGTCGACCTCGTCGAGTACACGCTCGACGGCATCAAGGGTAGCATCAGCCATAGACAACACCCCCTCCCCGGGCAGCGGCCCAGCTCCATTATACACGAGCAGGAGGGCAAAGGAAAGGAGCAGCAGAATGTTCAGCACAGAAGACCTCAAGACCGCGATCGGCGCGACCGTCATCGCACGGCGGAACGCGGCGGCGCGGCTGCGGGAGGCGGGCAACCCCCGCGACCCGTTCCGGGCGCTGCCGGGGATGGAGCAGCAATTCTTTGAAGCGGCGCAGAGCGTGCGCAGCTACGACCTCGTTCTCAACTTACTTGAGAGAGAAGTGAAGCGGGAAGCGCGAAAGCGTGCGGGGCGCACGGCGCAAAGCGCGGCGGTGTTCCTTATCACGGCGGGGCTCATCATCCTCGCGACGCTGGGCTTCGCGGCGGCGCTGCTGCTGATGCGCTGCCCTGTCCCCGCCGTGAGCGTCACCGCGTTTATAGGTGTGGCAGTCTCGCTGGGCTGGGCGGTCATTCGGAAGTAAGTCTAAGAACGATGAGAAAGGAGGGCAAGCGATGAGAGGCCCGAAGAAACGGCTGACGCCGTTCGGGAAGATGGTGGTGAAGGCGCTGGCTGACCGGGACATGAGCCGGGCGGAGCTGGCGGCCACGGTGGGCACAAGCCCGCAGTACATGAGCTACATCCTGAACGGGACACGCTCGGGTGAGAAGTACCTCCCGGCGATCATCGCCGCCCTCGCGCTCGACCCGAAGAAGGCGGAGCGGGCGATCGCGGCATGA